TGGCCCATAAATCTAATGAGTCATAATTCTTAATATCAGTTAATGCAATCTTCATCTGTTCATAGTCAGTAAATTTTGCAACTGTTTCCCAATACTTTTTCTGTGCATTAATATCACCTTCAGCAAGTGCTTTCATGTATGGGTCTGTTGGTTTAAATTTTAATTCTTCTACTTCTGCAAAGATATCTTCTTTTTTAATACCCATGGTTTGCAGGATGTTAGCAATTCGTCCTTTAAACTTCTTAGAGTTAGCAACTAAAGCATCTGATATTCTGCCAAGTTTTGCAGCTTCTTTAGATAGTATGTCAAAATCTGCAGTAGTAATGTCTCCTCTTGAGATTTGAATTGCTAAATCTCGTTTCGCTGTTAAGATAAATTGATTTAGTTTATCTAACGATAGAATGTTTACCGCAATTTCTCTTGCTTCATCTCCCCCTAGTTTACCTTCTAGGGCCTCGATTAATTTTGCAGGATTAGAAATGTCTTTAGTTGATAAACGTTCTATAACTTCTGCACGGTCAAAGTTAGGAGAATTATAATAATCTACATCCGTTGCTACTTGTCGTTCAATAAGCCTGGCTAAGTCAGGTTGCACTTCTTCAGGGAATAGACGAATGTTAAAAGGTAACTTCTCTAATTCATCTGGTTTATATGTACGCCCTGCGACTTCTCCTGGTGTGTCAGGTGTATATTTAGGGTTAAAATGCTGTGACAAATCACCATACAGTTTTAGTATGTAATCATTAGCACTTTCATCAGCTGTTCTTTCAAGAGGTATATGCACTGTGTGATTTAGATATCGTTTATCTACTGCATCAAACAACACTTTACCTGGAGTTTCTTCACTCAATCCTAAATCTTTTAACTTACTAAATGTTTGTATAGTTTCATTTTTCAATGCTTTATTTCTAAATGTAAATGAACCATATCCAAATGCAGCACCTAAAGTAGTACCAAAGCCAAACCCTGCAGCTGTGGCATATAGTGTTTGTTTTAAATCATATTCTGTATCAGGTGAGATTTGTTTATTTATATTTTGTTGTAGTACATCAAATGTTCCTGTGGCTAGACCAGTTATACTGCCTTCTAGCAATGCACTTTTATAGACAGCATTTTTAAGATTCTTTTTAGCATTGTCTTCCGCAATTTCTTTGATTAAGTTTTTGTTGACCTGTTTTGCCGCAATCTTATTCAACCCTTGGTTTAGCAAAGTTCTAAAACCTTGTTTAGCTACTTGTCCACCAACACCCAAAGTAATAAGATTTAATGGGTCCATTAACAATGCTTGTCCCATGTCAACTAACCACGGACCAAAGTCACGATTTGGGTCATTCCAAAAATAAGGTAAATCATTATATATACCCTGAATAAAAGCATACTGTTGTTTACGGCGTAGGTCCATGCCAGTGACATCCCATAAATCAGCACCCATTCCTATAGTGTTGTTGTTAGCCCAGCTTCTATCATTGTAAAATTCTTCAAGAACTTCTGCTGGTTCATAACCTAGGATAGCTTGGTTATTATCTTTGTAGGCTAAAAAGTCTCTGATTTGCTCTATAGTTTCAGGCTCTTTTAATTTTTGCAAAGCTCGTTCCTGCTTTGACAAAGGTTTTAAATAAACTCCATTGCCGTAGTACAACTGAGTGTCTAATGTTTTTTCAGGTACTTCATCACCTAGGATATCGTTCTTTATACCAGCATAATCAACGGCCATTAATTACCACCTTGTTGTAGATTTTGTAAATAAAGTTGATACATTTTTCCTTGCTGTTCATCTGTTAAACCAAAATAATTCTGTAGGTTGTTTAAAACATTTGTGGCATCTTGTAAGTCGCCGCCATATTCTCGTATTAAATAGTCAGCAATTTTTGGAATATATTCATCGTTTAAAAGGAACGTTGCGTCATCAGGGGCGCTAAACATCTCAGTTACACCTGAAGTTAAATCAGGTCGATAGACTTCATCTCGCGTTACACCACCGCCAAAGACATCTTCAATAGTGTTTGGGTCTGTGATACTTTTTGTAAATAAACGGTTTAACCTTGTATCTAAATCTTCTTGTGAAGTTATTTCTGTTACAGGTTCTGGAACTCTATCTTGTGGTTTTACACTATACTTAGTTTCTAAATATGTTTTAACACTATTAATAATCTCTTCTGTAGTTTTACCTTCTACCTGTGCCTTTCCAATTCGATAGATGATTTCATTGGATTCAGCCATTACTGCGTTCATGTGTTCCATTTGGTCTGCAGCAGTCTCACCCCTAGGGATTACACCGCTAATATAATCTATGCTTGTAATCACATCAAAATCTGAACGGTTTGCAACACTAACGAAATTATTTTCTTTCATACCGTTAAACATCTCCAAACCATATGTTTTAATCTGAGTTGTTGTAAGGCCATAACGAGCGCCTGTATGTAATAATTCTTGCTCTGAATCAACATCTCCTCTCATAATATCAAGTTGGAATCGTTTTATATCTTCTAACTCAGCACCACCATTATTTTCATTTGCCTGAAGTTTTCCTTTTGGTAAACCAGCTATCTGTAAGAAATTCAATGAGCCAACAGGGTCTGCAGATTGTAATGCTGATGAAATGTTACCATTAATATTCTCTTGTAATTCTATATAAGATTCGCTGTTTTGCGCATTTATTAATTGTTCTAAACGAGTATTTAATTTAACACTAAGAGCCATACCATCTTTTGTATCTGCTAGTCTGCCAACACCTTTAGCTAAATTTCTAGGTGTTTCAAGTAATTCAATTGCTTTTCCCACTTCATCTATGTCCATACTACTTAAAGCGGCTGTGCCAATACTCATCAAACCTGTTGTTATTTGAGTTGGGCTGTAAATATTATTAGTAATACCTTGGTTAAGTATTTCATTGGCTGTATCTACATCATAGTTTTTATACACTTTTACAATGTCACTGTTAATTTTTTCTGTAATACGCTCGGCTTGTAATTCTGCTGCTTTGATTGCATACTTAGATTTAACTTCCTCTATAGCTGCATAATAACTATTACGATAACCTTGTCCTTTGCCTTCAATTTCAGACGAATCTCTTAGGCTAGAGTTAAAGAAGTCATCGAAGTCTTGAGTACCATCATATTGGTCCCAACGTTGTACTACCTTTGCTATGTCATCTGCTGCATCCACTTTTGCATAAAACCTATCTTTGACAGCTTGGGAATACATACTTTCTAATTCAGGTGCTTGTCCTGATTTAATTAATTCATTTACTTTTTCTTCACTAAAGTCAGCACCCAGTTGAGTTTTTAACTCACGTAACTGTGTGACTGCTTTTTGTTGTTTATCACTTATATATGAAGCTCCTACATTTGCTAATACAGGTGAGATACTTTCTAAAGCTTTAACAATCTGGTCCCCTTCAGTAGTCTTTTGTAGACGTCCTACTGTTGGTGCTTGTGATTGAAACCATTTGTATTGTGTGACTGGTGATTTGTAAGCCATGTTATCTCCTATTTTCCTGTTGGTGTTCCTGTTGGATTAAAGTCTGAAAAGAATTTACGATTTTCTCCTGGGATAGTTAAGTAGCCCCCGACTGCTTCTCCAATGCCTAGAGCTAATCCTGTTTTAGAGGCTCTAGTTGGTGGGGTTAATCCTGCATAATTACTAGACAGTTGATTAAATGCTTCTAATTGCTGTCTGTTTAAAGTGTTATAATCTTCGGTGACACTAGCTCTTAAGTCTTGTTCTGCAAATTCAAACTCAAGGCCTAAGTCTTGCACAACTGCACGGGCATTACCTACATTTTGATTTAATGCTTTGGCAATATCTCTACGTCTTGCTGCATCAATTTTCATTTCTTCAATTCGTTCTTGAATAGCGACTTGGTTAGATTCTGTTTGAATACGCTCTAGGTCACGATTGTATCCAATTAGGTATGCTTCTCTAGCTCGTTCCTGCTGTCGTTCAATAGCTGATGCCATAGCATTTTGCTGCTGGAACTGTTTAACAGTTGATAAAACTCGAAACGCTAATAAAGCTTCGCCTACTCCGCACATTATTTATTCACCTCATATGTCATTAAAATAAATGGTATTTTACCATAACCAAAAGACTTAACCTCATAAGTTTCTTTAAAACCTAATATCTTAAGCCACTTGATTGCTTGTTTGTGACGCTTGTCTACAAAATTGTATAGAACTTTATACCCATGTGCTAACTTAGGTACAATTTCTAAACACATTTTTACTACTAAATATTTGTACTTTTTTAATTCATCACTTCCTAGAAACCAGATTACACCGTAACCTTCCATCTCTGCAGGATGTGTTCCAAACATACACATGGGTTCACCCTCAGGGGATAAACCTGTGTAGTTTCTACCACCTTGTTTAGTCAAGGGGTATATAAGAGCCTCTAAGGGAGTGGCTCTATCTGATGCCCAGACTTCCTGTGCATCCATAAAACTCATATTCGGTGCCAACTTATAAGCGTGTCTAGGCTCTGACTTAATTACTTTTAACTTATACTTGTCGTGACCTTCTATGATAATATCCTTCTATCTCTGCACCTGTAATAAAGAATGGCAAGTGCGATGAGCTTTTAACTATTAAAGTATAGTCTGTGTTACGTGCTTGTACAGGTACTCTAAGTGTACCATCGGATACTTGTGGTGTATCTATCTGACCTGAGAATCCGACTATGTAACCATTCATGTACACAATACTAGTGTCACGATTTGTTGGTGTAACTTCTACTTGGAAGTAAGCTGAGTTTCTAAAATCAAATGACACATTACGTATTTGTAATCTACCTGATGTTATAGATATAACTCCACCTGTACTACTTGTTTGTCTAATGTATTGTGGTGACATAGTGTATGCACTTTCATACGGAACACCAATGTATAAACTAGTGTAATTTCCTTCAAGAGTATATGTACTCCCACCTGTGTTTGTTACAGTGTAGTTTGCACCTGTGCTTCTGTTGACAGCTATAAGTCCTGTCTTAGCACCATACGGAGAAGTGAAGGTTGTTAGCCCTGTACCACTGGAATATGTTCCTGTGACTTCATCACGTAAATCTAGGTGTACATTAAAACCAATTGTAGTGTTGGTTGTGTTCTTTAAATCTATTTTACACAGCTTAGTTGTCTGTCCTTCTGCAACAAACAAATACAAGATACTATCGACAGTCATACCACCTAATATCTTTACACCTGTAAATGTCCACGTACTCCATGCTGACTGTACTTTTTGTAAGCCGTCTTTACGGAAATACTTATATACAAATAACTTACTTGCATTGGTAGCTGTGACATCACTGCCTGCAGAATACGGTGCTGTTTGTGTGTCAGCAACATCTGATGTTAAAACAAATAACATATCTTCATTACTATTTGGTATTATCTGATATGCTCTGTTAGGAATATAACTTGCTACATGAAGTGTAATTTCTACACCATCATTTGTTAATGTATCTTCATTAGAAAAGTATTCTCTAACACCTGTAAAGTTTTCTCTCTTCTGTGTGAAGTATGCAAATCTACCTGCTGATACTGGGGTGACAGCATCGTCATGTTCAAAACTAGACACCTCATTTAACACAGCTGTAGTTGGTGCTATGTTACCTTGGGCGCCTGTTAATTTATATTGTGCGGTATCAGAAAAGAGTAACAAAGACTCGTTAAATGATACTGAATTTTTTAGTGTGTTTACTTGTGTACCTGAAGCTGAGATATCAATAACATCTGTATCTAATACCTGTGTTGCTGTAGTTGCAAAGAAGTTAAAGAAGTCAGCGTTGCCTGATAATATCAGGTTTTCCCCTGAGAGAATACCTAATCTATTTTTATAAAATGTTAAGTTCTGTATTGCCTTGCCTACAAAACTAGGGTTTGGATTAGTTGTTGCATCGCCTGCAATTCTATTATCATAAGTTTGTTTTGCAAAAGTAAATGTACCATCATTATTGTTAATTAAAGCATGAGGCATTGTAGTGTCATCTAAGCCAAGAGAAACGCCAGGGCCAAGAGTCTCGTTCCAAATACCATCATAGGTAAATGATACAAAATAATCTGTTAAGTTATCACCTTCACTTCCTGTGACTTGTAATATTACACCACTCTTTGCATAGTAAGGTAAACGAGTAAAGTCTTCTATTTGGTCTCTGATGGCATACATAGCTGTACCACCTGCACCATCTCTAGTTTCTACGGTGTACCCAGAGTCACCATCAGTAGGCTTTCCATAAATAGTGGATGAGTATAGTTCAAATGTAAAATGATTAGTAATATTTGTGGTATTAGCTAGTCCTGTTGATGTACTTGTAGTGGTCAATGTACCACCATTGTTTTCAACAACAGCAATTTCAGCACTTGAAGAACTATTCCAATATGTACTAGAATCTCCATATAATAATAAGTCAGCAATTTTATCTGTGTCTGAAAACTCCGTATCATGGTTTGCATCAGAGCCATCAGGCATCTGAAAGTTAACTTCTATCCAAGTCTGTGTCATGTCAGGGTGTGATAAACGCACACTATATTCTCTACCAAATGCTGCCTGCTTTACGTAAACAAGAAACTCCTCAACTTTTGCAGTACTTGTTGTACTATCTGCAGCAGGAGTAATAGACTTGTTAGCAATAAAAGTGTAATCAGCAATATTAACAAGTTTAAAATCTTCCTTAGGGTTGGTGCTAGCAAGATAGGAAGTGCCGTCTGGAGTTGTGACAGTTTTTTCATTGCCGTCCAAATCATAGACTTTAATCCCACCATTGTAGATTGCCACCATGTACTGATTATCTTCATCTCTTTTAATACTCCATAGTTTTGTTGTGTTAGGAAAAACATTACTAGCATCTAAAGTAGCTACAAACTCTAAAGGTGGACGTTTGCCTAATCCTTCAAGTAAGTTGTTTTCCATATTAACCTGTTCTGTAGCTTGACTAGTCAGACGTTGTGTTGGTGCTTGTTGGCTTACACCATTGTTAAAGTTAGGCAGTGTCTGGGAAACTACAGGCATTAATATCTCCTTCTAGGAACTCTGTTTATAATTGAATAAGTGTTTGCATCACTTGTAAGTATATTGTTATCTTCACTTCTTGAGTCTGCAAGTTTAAATGCTATCATAGCTTCGTTCTCATCTTGTATTGTAAGTGTGACTAAAGCTTCTTCACCTATGAACCTCGCTGCAAATCTTCTTGAGGATTTCATAGTAATATATCTTCTTGCATACTCAGGTAAATCTTCAAACTGTTGTACTAACACAAGATTTAAGTTAGGTAAATCTCCTGTAAATACATCAGTGTCATTGTCTACATCGTACAAATATCCAGCACGAATGATTAAGTTACGATATCTAAAATCATCGTGAGCATCCGCCTGAACACAATTCGAAGGTAACGGAACTTTATTGTCTGCGTCTTTAGTAAGACTCTTGTTATATACAGTGTTAAAATTCCAACCTTGTGTTTGTATTGACATCGATGTTTCATCTAAAATATTTTTAGCGACAGATACATCAACACTTGTAGTACCTGTGATAGTGTTCACGGGTGCTTCTCCAATTGTTGTAAGCATAATATTTACCGCTTGTAGTTCGGTTGTGGGTGTTATTTGTGTCGCCATTGTTTACCTCATATCTAAAAAAAGGACAGATGACCAGTGGGGTGTTCAGGGTGGCCATGCTGTCCTTAAAATTACCTAGCTGTTTTAGGCTTCTTTGATACCGACTGCAGCCTCTGGTCTTAATACGCCATGTCCCATAGCATATTTAGCAACCATTAAAGTGCCTTGTCTTCTGATATCGTATTCGCTTTCAACACCTAAGTCCATTAACTTAACTGTTCCTGTAGCAGATGGGTGACAGACTAATGCTACATAGTTTGCAAGGTTAACTTGCTGTGGGTTAGACCCACCTTGTGTAGCAGAACCGCCGTCCACACCTGTGTCAGATGAGTTGTCAACTGCAATGTCAGTAAAGTGAGCTGTAGGGATAATATCAATTCCTGCAACTTTTAATACTTTACCGTCTGCAATAGACCCTGCACCTGAGAAATCTACATTAACTACGTTTGTTCCGTTAGCTAATTTGTAATACTCTTCTAACTTCATAAAACATTTTCTTCCTTCTGTTGGA